TTTACTATTACATTGAAACGGTGATCGCGGAACTTATCTAATAATTCGTCTTGAAATTCGTATGTCTTAAAAGGGATGGCACCTTTTTCGGGGTGCGTAATTCTTGCGTAGTTCTTTAAAAAGTAAGCAGGATTTCTGCCACACTTAATTATTTCTTGCTTTATCTCCTCTACGGATAACTCTTCTGACATATTCCACTCTTTTATTCACCTTTTGGACGAGTAATGTTTGAAGGCTTTACTTTTTTAACCATTTTCTCTTGCTTACCAAAATATTCTTTCATCTTTTCTAAATTACCAGCAGCAATTGAAGATTTGTCAGCACCAACGCTTGAAACTTCTTTTAGATTAAGTATTTCATAAGGCATCATTGCTTTTACAAGTGCCTTAACGCGGTTAGAGCTTTCAACTAATACTTTGATTTCACCAGCCTCTTTTAGTCTTAAATTTTGACCAGTAACTTTATTGAATTCTTTTACGATAAACTTTCTTACTTCTTCGATACGGCGCTCCATTTCTTTTTCAAAACGCTTTTCGTGAAGATTGCTTAGCGGTTCAAAACTGTTATATTTTAAAATCAGTAGATTTCCGTGCATTGCGACACCAAAACCGTCCATGATTTTTTGATCTTGTATTGGTTGCTCTTCGCGCTTTAAACCAATCTCGACTGCTTTGCCAGTTTCGTCAATAGCGCCATGGTGTTTGTTGTGGATTGCTTGCGAAATTCCCTTGACAACTTCATATATGCTAAGTGCCATTTTATTTCCTCTTGTTATTTATTGATCTAAATTTATCGCCGTCAACTTTAAATAGTAATTTATGTTTTGTTTCTTTGTTTTTGTTTACATGCTTATTAAATAAACCTTCATAAACTAATTGTTTATTATTTTTTAAAACTTCGTTTAATGCTTCTTGCGCTTCTTTTTCGCCTAACATCCCAGTTTTTTGTAGTCCACTTGTAATAAATTCTGTAACTTTTTGTAAAATATTACGACTAACCGATTGTTCTACTTGCCTACCAACTTCTTCTGCTGCTTGCTGTATAGAAACCGATACTTGTTTAGGCGCCAACCCTGAACCGATGTAGCGACCAGTTTTTGGATCTATTTCGTCTGCATTTATGTGTGTTTTAATTTTTTCTATAGCCGATTGTGCTAAACGATTTTCAGTTGGACCCATATTTTCTTTTGCTGCTTCATCATAAAAATACTGGAACGGTAATTCTTTTATATATTCATCAGAAATTTCTTCTTCAGATGCGTTTGCTTGTTGAGGTGTTTCTGGAGATGGCTGAATTGGCTCTGACTCGCTTTTTTCTTTTGATTGAGCAGGAGCCTCAGTCTGTTCAGGTGCTTTTGTCTGTGTTTCTACCCCGCCTAACTTTTGAAACATACTGGTAAGCGCACTTTGGAAATTATTTGTACCGTATAATTTTTTTAAATTACTGAATAATTCATTGTTTATAATTTGTTTAACCATACCTTTTATAACACTTTCTTTATCTATTACAGCTTCTTCTAATGTAAAGAAAGCGTATGGCTTCAGCAATTTATTGATAAAATTGACTTGTGAGGCGCTAAATTTAATATCTGGGAATGTATCTTTTAAGTGTTTTCTAATTGGTGAAACAAACTTAGGTTCAACAAGTTTATTTACTTCTGGTTCTTTTTTAGTGGAGCTCTTTTTTTCTGTAGATTTTTGATTAGCTTTTAAATCCTTCACAGGCTTATCAACTATTCTATCTACTAAACTTTTTAGGTCGCCTATTTTACCAGCAGTAGCATTATAGATGCCAATTAATTTTTTATATTTATTTGTTGCTTCGTCTTGTATTTCTGACCATTTTTTATTTGGATTTATTTCTTTTACGCGCTTAATGATAGCAGCAGCATAAATATCTTTTTGTTGCTGTATAGAAATGTCAGAAAATTTAGCAGGATTTTCCGTACCGGTAGCGGAGCCATTTGTAGTTGTGCCACTTTCGGCTTCTATAATGATTAATCTTGTTGCCATTTGTCTTCTCTACCCTCTATCTTGGCAATATAACACGTATGGCAGACTTTATATTTTGTCAGATATACGTCATCATCCCTGTTAAAAGAATAATGCTGGCAACTAATACATTGCCTGTTAATATTATTATTAATTAGTTTCTTTGATATTAAAACCCCGCCTAAATCTACTGGTTCATTGTTTTTCTGAGACGAAAACTCTTTTTTGTACGCTTCTTTAGTTTGTTCTAAATAAGATTGTTCTTTTTCTGGATTCCAGCCACTTTTTGGATTTATTGTGGCTATTTCACCATACTTCTCTGTAATTGCTTTTTCTAACGCTGCGATATAATTTAAATCTTTTTTCATTTAGCAACCTGAACAGCAGCATAAAATATTACTACTGAGGCAACAAATCCAGCAACAAAACCGCCAGCAAGTATAAAGTCATTCCATTTACGTTCTTCGTTTAGTAAATCTATTCTGTCTTGTTTTATTTTAAGTAAATTTTCATACATTTCTTTATTTATTTGTATTTCTATATCTTTTTTCTTAGTTACTGTTTCTAATTCTAAATTTATTTTCTTTATTTCTGTATCTTTATCTAATGTTAGTTTTGCTAATTTAGCATCTTGCTTGGCAATTACTTTAGAAATAACTGTATAATTAAAAAATAGACCATCTTCAGGCACAAGATCGCCTTGCTTTAAATCAATAAAGCCTTCAAGTTCGTTCTTATTTTCCTGTGCATAGGCAATAGGACACCAGCCCACTAATAAAGATAGTAGGAGTGACCAAGCCACTAATTTTTTAATAATCATTTTTTCTTTGGCCTACCTCTCTTTTTTTCCGGTACGCCTAATTTTGCGGCTACTTCTTTCTTGAATTTTTCTTTGTTTTCTTTTGCCAGCGTTTCTAACTTTTGCGCTTGTTTTGTTTCTTTTTGTTTTATTTCCGCTTCGGCTTGCTTCTTTTCTTTTTCTATCTCTTTTTCTTTTACTTTCTTTTCCTCTTCTACCTTTGCTTTTTGTTCTACTATTTTTTTTTCTGTTTCTACCTTAATTTCGCTTTCTGAGGCAGTTTCATTACTTTTGTTTATTTCCTCACTTATATGTTTCTTCCAAGCAACGATTGCAATAATAACGCCTGCAATTACAAGCCAAACCCACTTCTTAACTGATAGAGCCCAATCTTTTAATTTTAATAAAGTGCCTTTAACTTTTTCCATATTATTTTCCTGCCCCTTTCCATTTAATTGCGATATCAGCAAAACCTTCCACCCCGACATATCCTAAAGAAATAGCAGTCCATTCGTCGGGCGTAATCTTACCAAGACCCAGAAAGGCACTTGCTACAATCCATACCAAGAGTTTTCTGGAAATGGCTTTTGCTGTTACAATATCAAGAAATCCTCTATCGTTATTATTTTCTTTCATTTCTTTTCTCACTTCCTTTTTCATATCGTCGATTATTCCCATTTCCATAATTCCTCCTAAAATTCTACTTCTTTATCTGGTTTTGGATATGCCTTTTTCGATTCTTCCATTTTTTGTTTAATGTTTTCAATAATTTTATTTCTTTCTTCTGGGTTCATCATCATAAATTGGCCTAAGTTGCTTTTAAATATTTTATCTTTCGAAGCCATATATAAGAAAGATCTTTCAATATCTTCGTGAAATAGATCAAATTCATTTTCTAATTCTTCTTTAATTAATTGTTTTAATTTATCTTTTGTTAGTTGCATTTTAATTCCTCTATTGATTTACAAAAGCAAAACCGTCTTGTCTATCAATATTAATTTGCATATCAACTGTGTCTTTGAGTGCATCAAGATGCGAAACAAGAAGCACAGTCTTAAAGTACCCCTTAATTAGTTCCAGAATACGAATAAAACCAGCCAGATTGTCGTTATCAAGTGCTGTACCGGGTTCGTCAAGGATAAAAATATCGCTTTTAGGTAGGCTGGTAACATTTAAGAATGCCAATCTAATAGCAACAGAAGCAAGAGACTTTTCTGCTCCGCTGCCCATCTCTAAAGGTCTGGCTTCGTATTTTGGATGCTTTATCATAATATCTAATTTATCGTCGTCGTTTAATAAAAACACATTAAAATCTACAATGTTTGCTAATATTTTATTAATTTCTGCATTGATTACGGGTAATTTATTTTTGATTACTTGATAACTTATACCGTTGGGATGCATTGACTTCAAGTATAGATCATAAGCCCCAAACTCTTTACGTCTTTCTGCTAACTCTTGCATTTCTTCTTCTTGAGTTTCTAATTTAGAAATAAGGTATCCGTTTTCTTTGTATAAAGTAGTAATACCTTGCTGGATTTTATTGGCTTCCATTTCTAATTGGCTAATTTTTGCTTTACAAGCCTTTTCACTATCTTGTAATAGGTTTAGATTACTAATAATATCCTTTTGCAGATCTAATTGTTGGAGTTTTGTATTACAGTCAAGAATGTTTGCTTCTATTGTTGATAATTTATTTATTTGTTTTTCTTTATCTAAGATTAGATCTTTTTGCTCTAATTCAAGTTTTGTCTTGAGAGCAAGCGCAGAGTTATACTTTTGAATTTGTTTATTGATACCTTCGCTGTTTAGTGTCTGCAATTGTGTCTTCTTGCTGCCAATATTCTCGTTAATGGATTGTAAGTTGGTTTCAACTTGTGGTTTTTCTTCCTGCGCAGAGTGCGCATCCTTGATAAATTTACAAGACTTGAATTGCGTGCCGCAAGGAACTTCGCCAAGAAGAGTTACACGCTTTCGCAAATCCTTATCGGTTTGCGATAACATCTTGTATTCTGTTTCAAGTTCTTGAAGTTCTTTCGTAATAGCGTCAATCGCTGCTTTTTCTTTCAGTAACGACTCAATGTCTATTGATAAATCGCTTTCAAATGTTGCTTTTGCAGAGTTGACTTCTGTTAGTCTATTTTCAATAACAGATAATTTTTCTTTGACGACTTTCAAAGTAATTTCATGCACTCTCTTTGCTTCGATTAAACCAACAGGTGATCCAACCTCAACCTTTATGCTTTTGATAGATGTTACAAGATCTAAAAGTTCTTCGCGCTTCTTTGATAAGGCGAGTTGCACAACTTCGAGTAAATCTTTCTGCTCGTTTGTATCGCTTTCATTTTTCTTTATTTCTTGCTTTGTTTTTTCTATCTCTGCTGAGTAATCGGTGCCTTCTAACTTCTTAAGTACGGCCTTGATGTCTGCGGCTTCGCTCTTAGCAAGTTTAAACTTTGCTTCGAACATGTCCAAGTCCAAGAACTTAGCAAGGATTGCTTTGCGTTGCGTGGACCCTTCGTTAATAAAAGCAAGAGAGTTTAGTTGGCTGGACATTGATGTAAGCAAGAAATCATCAATTGTTCCAACAAATCTACGAATGTTTTTATCTGTATCGCTGCGATCTAAACCGTTTAGCGCCTCTTCGTCATCTGCGGAGAAAGTAACATCTGTCTTGGCTTCTACGCTTTCCACGCCTTTGCTTTTCTTTAGGTACTTCTCGCTGGTACGGTCGATTACGTATTCGTTACCGTCAATCTCAAACACTACTTTTCCATGACCTTTTTCGCGGTTTTGATTAATAATGTTTAAGTTTTTACGGTTATTCTTGGAAGTAGTATTAAATACTGTATAAAGCAGCGAGTCGATTACGGAAGTTTTACCAATGTAGTTCTTGCCGAAGATACCAACAACGCCGTTTAATTTATCAAAATTTAACTTGTTACCTTCGCCATAATTAAAAAGATTATCCCACTCAAGAGACTTAATCTTCCAATTAATATTGCGCGCAATCTCTTCACCTTGCTCAACTTGTGAAGAAAAGCGCTTATTCATGTCGTAGATTTTTTCTAACGTTTCTCTGTCTGGATTATAATCTTTTAGATAAGTTGAGATAAGATCTTCTTGGACAGACAAGTCGCGAAGATTAAGCGCCTTTGATAGACTGGATACTTCTTGTAGGTTTTCTTTACTGTTGTCACTCTTGTTTACGTAAGTAACGCTTTCCGGCTTGAAGCGTGTTTTTGCTGCATCAATAGCATTTTTAACTTTATCAACCGCAAGATTGCTACGCGAAATAAGACGGATACGCGAGCCTTTTGGTAGCACTACGCCGTCGCCAATCTCGCCCTCTGTCCCAAGTTCAATGGTAACAAAAGGCTTAGGATTACCAATGCGGATGTGGCGCACGTCAAAAGTATCCTTATCTTTTATGTCCCAGATAAGAAAACCCTTGTCGTTTGTCTCACCGAAGTTTTGCTGGATTGTTGATCCTGCGTAACGCATGCGACCATCGGGATCTACAATTTGGTTGCTAAGATGTATGTCACCAAGTAGTGCGTAATCATGACCTTCGAAAATGTCGATACAGTCATCGCCGTGTTCAATAATGTAGCCCGTATCGGTAACTACACCATTGATGGAACCGTGGTATAGAGCAACGATTGGTCTGTTGTCATCTTTTGGTGGTTCCTTAAAAGAAACCCAATTTTCTCTATCAAAAATAGAGAGAACATTAAAAATAATGTCTTTAAGATAAAGAGCACCCGAGTTTTTTAAATAAACAATTCGCTCATCTTCTATTGCACCAACAATTGGGCTAATAGAATCTAATCTTTTATTGTTTCTTAAGTTTGTGTCATGGTTGCCAGCAATAATGTAAACTGGAGAAATTTCTGCTAATGATTTTAAAAATTCTGTTGCGAGCGTAACGCTTTCTGGGGTTAATTGCAACTTTGTATGAAATAAATCCCCAGTGTGTACAATGTAGTCTGGATTTTCTTTTTTGATAGTTTCGTAGATTTTACTGAAGACTTCTCTATAATCATCGTGTCTTTTTAATGTCGGAATGTGCGTATCACTCAGATGTATCAATTTTGGCATTCTCTCTCCAAGTCTCGTTTTTTATTACATGTGACACAGTGCTTAAACCAACATTATACTCTTCTGCAAGCATAAGTAAAGTATATTTATTTTTTTGATATTTTTCTCTTATTTCTCTAACAAGTTGCCAATTTAATTTGGCTCTTCCGTTTCTTTCACCATTAAAATCTGCATGGTTATCGCTTATTTTTTTTCTTGATTCTGGCGAATGTGTTTTATTAAACATTCCATGTTTCTCTTTCTTAAGCGCAACCCCGGTCATTGGATCTTTGTGCGCTGTTTTGCAAATATTGTATCCGTATTGCTTTTCATACGATTTATAAAAATTTAAATAATAGTTTTCTCTTTCTATTATTATTTCTTTATTTTCTATTGTCTCTAATACTTCAAAAGAAAAATTTTTTTCTCCGTATTTATTCCAAGAATTTTGTAATCTCGGAGAATGATGTTTATTATTTCTTAATAAAACTTTATGTATAGACCATCTTTTAATAAAGTTTCTTGTCGTACTACCAACATAAATTTTATTGTTGATTATATTTTTTATTACATAAATGCCAAAAGTTTTATTTAACATGTAAATCCCTCTAAGTAAATAGATTGATTTACAATTTTACCATCGTGACTTGATTTTTTTAACAAAATAAAATGGCCCTGCTACTAACAGGGCCAAGTATACTACAGCATATATAGAGTTTCAACTAAACTTTTTATGTTTTTGGAGAGGACAACGTAAGTTTTATTTTTTCTAATTCGTCAATAACATTTTTTGCATTCACTTGCACCTGTTGCATATCCCGTATAGCGGCTCTGATATCGTCCTCGGACATTTGTCCTGTAATTTCAATAGGCTTAGAGGACTCAATCCTATCAACAAGTATAGATAATTCTTTATTAAAGAATGCTGCTATGTCTTCTAAACTTTTATTAGACATTTCCGATGTCATGGCTGGCTGTATTTCTGATTCACGACCAGAAGTTACGTCGCTGGTAGCAGTGCCAGTGTGTTCGCCGCCATGCATTTCCTCAAGTGATTCTACAATAAGCGCTTTTAGTGTTTTTTTATCAAGTTTCATGTTAGATACTCATTATTTTTTGTAAAAGTAGACTGTCCGTGTTTTTAATTAGTTTTGCAGAACCTTTTCGTCGTAAAAATTCCTCTTTTGTCATTTCGCCAACGTCTTTATAAGGTTTAATTTCTATCTTGTAGATCTCTATTCCATAACGCAGCAGCGCTTCTATAAGGTGCTCAATCTTCTTTTCTGCATCTGGATCTAATGCAAGATAAATAGCGCTATCGTTTTTAACTATTTGCGCAAATAACTTGCTGTCTTCACGCAGCGTAGAACCTAAAATTGGTATACTGTTAGGAATTTTTAGCGCATCGAATACACCTTCACACAGCACAACATCTTCATCCCAATCGATCATTAATTCGTTAAAGATAATGTCCCGACTTTCGGGCGGGTTCATATACTTTTTCCAATGTTTTGTGTATGTGCGGCCAACAAAATAGTTGCATTTACCGTCTAAATTAATACTTAATTTACGTTTGTGATGATTGCAATATGGACAACGAAACAAGAATTCGTTGCCTGAAACAGTATAGTTTCCAAATATTTCTACTAAAATTTTAAGTTTTTTGTCTTTAA